GAATGGCTTAATGCAATTCGTACCCGCTTACATACACCAGGGGGAACGAGTCCGATTGACCTGCCAGGTTTTTATGCTTGGCGCCACAGCCCAGCTTCTTCTCGTCGTGAGCTCTTACAAAAGTTGGGCACTGAAGCCATGCGTAATGGATTGCACCCTGACACATGGGTAAATGCGCTTATGTCTGAGTTTATTCCCTATTCAGAAAGAGGTAGTGAGTATGAAGAAATGGCCTCCAAATGGATTATCACTGACACACGCTTTCCTAATGAAGCGCAGGCTATCAAGAAGCGAGGCGGCGTAGTGATACGCATCAACCGCGACATGGACAATGGAACTCATCCTAGTGAGACAGCGCTTGACGATTATAGTTTTGACTATATCATTGACAACAATGGTACTATGGAAGATCTAATCAGCAGTGTCAGATACGTGTGTCGTGTTCTAAATCTTATTGACCCTCTAACCAATCCTGCATGAGCACAGAAAGATATCTTGTCATCAACAATGAAAATGCGGATATAGAGTACATCATAGAAAGCAATGATGACTGTCACGTGCTTAGAAGGTCCAACTCAAAAACATGGTCTGAAGACGTTCACTACTCAAAGATTTTGTCTATCACAGACACTGGTGAAGGTTACAAAATTGACTGGGAAGAAAAACCTGCAAAAGTAATGGACTATAGTGCAGCTGCAGAACTCACACTGCTGCTTAATTTTCTTGAAAAGAAAGACAAAAACTCTTTGGAGTATCAGATGGTGAATGTCATTAACCTGCGCCAATTGCTGTAAAACGAAAAGCCCCCTGAAAAAGGGGGCCTTTCTGAACAGAAGAAAGAAATAACCAACTACCTCTGGTAGTATATCTTTATGCTTCATTGACAGACAAGCTGCCATTAGAAGCAAGGTGTATTTTTCTGATATTCTCAGGAATATTGTTGTATAAAGGACGTCTGACTTGTGAGAGTCTTGCTTTGTCTATACGCACTACAGATACCTTGTTTCCTTGGTTTCCACCTAGCACATGATACGCGCTAGTATCCTCACCAATATAAATGCCAACATGCCCGCCGCCTTTGCGAGTAAACGTCAAAACATCTGCAAGCATTGCATTTTGAGGATCTACTTGCACACCAAAACTATTCCAGGCAAGTGCTCTGAGAGGTATAGAGGGAACTGGCCTTCCAGCTCTGTGCATTACGACTGCCATAAATAAACCACACCAAGCAACTTCATCACTGGTATACATGCTTTGAAGACCTGTTTCTTTAGCCCAACCCATTATTACAGGATTGTGCTTAGGTCCTACAATTTCTTCAGTACCATATAGCTCTACGGCTTTAAGTAAGTGTCTTGGTGCAGGTTCTTGACTAAGCCATGAAAGATTTTTAGGAAGTTTCATAGATTATTTTTTTAAGGAAATTTTCCAGTAACTTGAAACACCAACCTGCGCAGGTCTTTTACCGTCAGAAAGAATATACACACCGTACATCTGGTCTTTCTTATTCTTGTACATAAGACCTGCCTGGATGCTTAAATCATCAAGAGCTCTGTTTACAGAAAGACCTCCACCGGCATAGAGTTGTCTTTTTGGAGGAAGAGCTACTGTTTTTGTAATTGTTGGAATTACATATGAAAGTTTGTATGTGTGCTGTCTTAACCTGTTGTATTGTATAGTGTCATAAAGTATCACATGCCCAATGGAGTCAAGTATCAGGGTATCTCTGTAAATGTTTCTGGCAACATAGTTTCTGGCAAGAGATTCAAACTGCAGCTTTAAAGAGTCGTAGCAGCTGTCTGGAAGAAATACTGTATCACCTGGTACAGGAATAGTGTCCCTTTTTATTAGAGTAACATACTTGATGATTACAGTATCTCTATAAACATACTGTGTGTCAACAATTACTTCTGTATATGGTTCTGGGTCTGGGCAAGGACTTTGTTTTGGTCTACAGCTGCGCTGAAGAAAAATAATGAGTACTAAAAAAACAATGATGCCAAAGCTATATCTGTTCATTCTTCTGAAGTTGATTTTGGTGTTTTTGTGGAAGATGCTTTTCCTCTGAGAGAAAACTTGTCAAAAGAGTCAGCACCCATTCCTATAGCTGTAATAATAACCACGGCGTCAACAAGAACATCCGCAGGCTTGATAGCAGGATCTATAATACAGTTGATAGTCATTATTGTACAAAGAAACACAGCACCCATAATGGCAATTACAGGCTTGACAGACACGTTTTCTCGCTCGTCTTTTGTCAAATCATGTAGCCAATTGATAAACTTATTCATTTTTTGTTTTTGTGCTTGTTATTTACATACAATTCCTCATCTCTTTGAATAAACGCAGGTTGATGTTCTGACAAAGGTTCTTCTTGAAAAGGTTTTCTGGATGTACCGTCAGTGCGAGCGCCTGTCAGATACAGTTCTTTAAGTAATTTAACGTCATCTTCCAGCTGTTCTATCTTGACTCTGTCAGCGCTTTGCTGAGTCAGCAGCAGTTTTATATCTGCCCGCATTTCTGTGACATCGCGCCACAGCAGCATTCCTACAATTCCTATTAAAACAGGGCTTGCCCACTCCTTAAGGGCTGAAATAACTTGTTCTTTTGGGTGATTTTGTAAATTTTGCATAAGTTAAGAATATCAAAAAATGTACAGTCAATATCATCACCACCCTCACTAATAATATACACTATTTTGTAGATCTGTGACCAAAAAGTCTGCATTTTATTTTGATGGTCTACACATTTGTGCGATATTTGTAACCCTGATTACTCAGAGCTGTTTTTTGGTTCTAAAGTTCTTGGCAATTGCTACAGTTTTTAGTAACTTATTAGGGTAGGCAACTCTCTTGCCCTGCATATTAAATGACCTGGAAAGTGAAAGCTTTACCAGGTTTTTTTGCCATTACCGCTTTTTCAAAACAAGCCTCTGAAATGTAACAGCTTACATATTCAACTAAATTTAACATATATGGGAATTTTTGACAAACGTGTGGCTTTCAAGCCATATGAGTACCCTGAAATAATAAAGTTCAGGGAAGCTATCAAGCACAGTCGTTGGGACGTAGAAGAGTTTAATTTTGACTCTGACGCCTTTGACTTTAAACACAAACTTAGGCCTCGCGAAAAAGAGGCTATAAAGAGAACCTTATTGGCTATATCACAGATAGAAGTATCTGTAAAAACATTCTGGGCCAAGCTGGGAGAACACATCCCCAAGCCTGAATTTAACTCTGTAGGGATAACCTTTGCAGAAAATGAGGTCGTTCACTCAGAAGCATACAGCAAGCTGCTGGAGGTACTGGGTCTGAACGACGAATTTGACATGCTCCTGCAAAACCCTGTAATTGGGGGCCGCGTAGAGTATTTGACCAAATACCTAAAAAACTCAGGAGAAAACGCAAAGCAGGTTTACACCCTGAACCTGGCGCTATTCTCCATGTTTATTGAGAACGTATCACTGTTTTCACAATTTGCCATTGTCAAGTCTTTTATTGAAAAGAAGAATCTGCTCAAAGAAGTTGACACTGTCATTGAAGCTACCATGAAAGAAGAGATCATTCACGCTCAGCTGGGCATGCACGTGATCAACCTGATCAAAAAAGAGTACCCTGAGTGGTTTGATGAAGACTTCTATCAAAAGATCTACCGTGCTTGTCACAAAGCTTTTGACGCAGAGGTCCGCATCATTGACTGGATCTTTGAGCAAGGTGAGATAGACTCTATCTCTAAGGCTGCTGTTATTGAGTTTATCAAGTCGCGTTTCAACTCATCGCTTGTTGCTATTGGTGGTGAGGAGCTTTTTGAGATTGACCAGGACTTGCTTAGTGAACTTTACTGGATGGTAGAAGCTATCTATGGCTATGTACGCAATGACTTTTTTAACACTCAAGGAACTAATTACACCAAGTTTCAAAAATCTATTACAAGTAAAGACCTTTTTTAATCATGACAACAACAACTTACATGGACTGGTATACACCCCTCAGTCAAGAATTTATGGGGCGAGGATATTTTCACAACAATGAAAGTATTGAAGACAGAATAGAATCCATAGGTAATATGGTGGGTGATACGTTCAATGATGAAACACTCAGAACAAAAGTCAAAGACTACATCAGACGCGGTTACTATGTGCTGCCTTCACCAGTGTGGTCCAACGCTGGCACCAACCGTGGCTCTGGCATCTCCTGCTTTAACACGCATATTTCTGATAGCATTGAGTCTATTGTCAGAGCCAATGCTGAAGTAGGCATGCTTTGCAAGATTGGCGGAGGCACCTCTGGCTACTTTGGTGAACTGCGTCCTGCAGGTACTGCTATTTCAACCGGCGGGGAGACCCACGGGGCTGTACACTTTATGCAAATGTTTGACATCACTAAGAATGTCATCTCACAAGGCAACGTCAGACGAGGAGAGTTTGCCGCTTATCTTGACATCACCCACGGTGACATTAAAGATTTCTTGAGGATCAACGGTGAGGGACACAAGTTGCAGCGTTTTCCTTTTGGCGTTTGTGTTTCTGACAAGTGGATTGAAGATATGAAAGCTGGTGACATGGACAAGCGTGAGCTCTGGGCCATGGTGCTTGACTCCCGCAACAGGACAGGTTTCCCATACATCTTCTTTACAGACAACGTAAACAACAATACTGTAGACGTTTACAAAGACAAAAAGATGAGGGTCAACTCTTCCAACATGTGCACGGAGATCCTGCTTCCCTCTACAGAACAAGAAACTTTTGTATGTGATCTGGTAGGCATGAACCTGGTAAAGTTTGATGAGTGGAAAGACACTGACGCGGTCGGCGTGGCTGTCTATATTGCTGATGCTGTACTGGAAGAGTTTATCAACCGCTACAAAGACACCCCATTTATTGAGCGTGCCATTCGTTTTGCCAGACGCCACCGCGCTATTGGCATTGGCGCCTCTGGTTATCACTCTTACCTGCAGAGCAAGATGGTTCCTTTTGAGTCTATGGAAGCCAAGATGATCAACTTGCAGATCTTCAAGACAATTCAAACCCAGGCATGGGCTGCGTCTAAAGAAATGGCAGAACGCTTTGGCGAACCAGAAATACTTGCAGGTTATGGAAGACGACACACAACACTTACAGCTGTTGCACCTAACACCTCGTCGTCGTTTATTATGGGCCAGCAGTCACAGTCTGTTGAACCCTATACCTCTAACTACTATATCAAGAAGACCGCCAAGGTCAAGCATGCTGTCAAGAACCCCTATCTAAAACAGCTGCTTGAGCAAAAAGGCAAAGACAACTTTGAAGTCTGGGAGTCCATTCTTCAGCGCGCAGGATCTGTGCAGCACCTGGATTTTTTGAGCGATCATGAAAAGCTTGTTTTCAGAACTTTCATGGAGATCTCTCAAATGGAGATTATCATCCAGGCTGCCGCCCGTCAGAAGTACATTGACCAGGGACAGAGTCTGAATCTGATGATACATCCTCAGACAGCAACCAGGGATGTAAACACGCTGCTGTTGAAAGCCCATGAACTTGGAGTAAAGACCCTTTACTACCAACTTGGTCAAAACGCAGCCCAAGAGTTTGCCAGGGATATTTTGTCCTGCGAAAGCTGTGCAGGATAAGTTTTAATTCAAACCAACACTATGAAAGAGCTATATGATTTTCTGGTAAAGAACAAGGTCAGTCCCAACGGGCTGTTTGTTCTACATTGTACGCACTGCTCGTACATGTATCCTAACTATGTCAACTTTAACCATGAGCAGTACAGGCTGGAGATCACCGGTCATCTTCGCAAGGAGAATACTGGTGTCAATATCATTTACAAGGTTACAGAAAAAGGCCTGCACCTACTCAGAGAAGCAGAACATGTTTTGACAAAAATGAAGCGCGCCAAGAAAGCTGTTAACTTGGAGGACTGGGAAGAATATGTAACCAGGTACAATGAAATGTTTCCTAAAGGCAAGAAAGAAGGTTCCTCTGTGAGCTTTCGCACCAATCCGCGTGAGCTGATGGATCGCTTTATGTGGTTTTTCAAAGAGTATCCTGAGTACACCTGGGAACACGTATTCCAGGCCACAGAAAAATACGTAAGCACCTTTGATGAAGCTACAGGATTCACCTACATGCAGACCTCCAAGTACTTCATCAAAAAAGATGACAAGAGTAAAACGACAACATCAACCTTGGCCACAATGTGCTACAACATTGTTGAAGGTAATGACACTGAAGTTTCTTCAGGCTATCATTACTTTGGGCCTTAAACAAAAACACAAACAATTTATGAAAGCAATTTTTATCAACGCCCGCGACAAGCGCGTTGAACAAATAGACATTAACCCTGGTCTTGAAGAGCTGTACAAAACACTGGACGTCAGAGTCATTACAGTAGCATATTCTCAAGATCCTGCTGTTACAGATGATCTGATTGTAGACGACGAAGCACTGCTCAAAGATGTTTCTGACTTACCAGGAGGTTTCTGGGCAGATTTCTATCCTTCACAACCACTGCTGGGCAACGCTCTAATGCTGGGCGTTGACCCAGAAACCGGTGAGAGTAAAGACTGCACAGTGACTCTAGAAGAAATTACCAAGCGTGTCAGGTTTCTGACAGATGACGAGCTCAAGTATTTTTACAATCTTCTTAAAGACATCCCTGCTGTTGTAATACCACTGCCATGAAAAACACAGTAGAACTTTTAGGATACTATGGGACAGACCTGGTTCACGCACAGTCAGCGTGGACCAGTACGTCCAGGGACTTGTCTGAAGAAAAACTGGAACGGGTTGACAAGCTGCTTAAGATGCTGGCCAGTGAAGGTCATCACACACCTTTTGAGAAATCTAGTTTACACTTCCTGGTTACTGTAGACCAGGCAACGCACATACACCTGCTCAAACACCGTATTGGTGTAAGTATTAACGGTGAGAGCGCACGTTACAAGGAACTTAAAGAAGACAAGACTTATCTTCCTGATGACTGGAATAGTATTCCTTCAAGACTCAGTATGGTAAAACGTCAAGTTGGTTATCAACAAGAAGACCTACCAACATGGTTAAACATTCTGGAAGAATACGTCACTGCAGGTAACTGGTTGTATCACGAGGCACTTAAAGATCTAACACCTGTACTGGGACGTAAGCGTGCCAAGGAATCAGCCAGGTTCTTTAAGACCATGAACTCTCAGATCACCATGGACGTGATGTTTAACTGGCGTTCCTTTGTACATTTTCTGAAGCTGCGCAACTCTGAGCATGCTCAAAAAGAAGTACGCGAACTAGCACAACAGATGCTGAAACTTGTAAAAGAGATACCTGGAGCTCCTTTTGCAAAAACTATCCAGGCGTTTGAACTTTAAGACAGTTCAATTAAGTGCAAAAGAAAAAGGGCCTTGAGTAGAAACTCTTGGCCCTTTTCTTTTTTTAACAGGTGTGCTTTAACCTAAATCTAACAAGCTGAAGAACGCAGGATAGTTTGCGTCTGTTTCCAGACCCTCAAACTCTTCAATAGTAAACGCATGATGCTCAACTTCCTTTTCAACTTGCACTACGTCATTCCATTCTTTGACAAATTTGGTGTAGTTAGGGTTAACAACCTCTTTGTCTGGTTCACCTTTTTTACCTTTTTCAATAACAGTAGCTTCCACATTGATGAATCCTCCTGCATTGAGTTTGCCATATTGGTTGACAAGTTCAATACGCATCTCTTCTGTTGTAGTATAAACCTCTGAAGCGATTTTTGCAACAGTAGTAATGTGGAATTTAAGCACAAAAGGAAGTTTTTCTTGAAGTAATCCTTTTACACCTGATGTAGGATTACCATTCAGCTCTACATGAATATCACGCAATTGTTGAACTGTAAGTTTGGTTTTTTTATTTTTGGCCATAATAATGAGTGTTTAAACTTTACAAAGATAACTACATTTTGTAGATCATGCAACTATTTTCCTTGACCTCTATAAGGTTTTTTGTAGTTTCTACTACCTTTTCCGCGGCTTTGTTTTGTCTTTGCATGAACACCAGGGCGTGAAACCTTTGGTCGTTTGTTAAAAGTAGACAGAGTTGATGTTTTAGCTTTCATTGAGTTATTGGATTAGTTACTCTCCCTCTAAAGGGATTCCTGTAATTTCAAAAGTTGCACCTGAAAACATTTCTTCTAACAGAAACTTTGTTCTTTTGGTTACTTCAAGCAGAAACTTGTTAACAACTCCGTCAGCATTGTTTGATGCACTCAGTTCTTGATTTGCAATATAAAACGGTAGCACTGTAATAGGAACTGCATTATCTGTGTAATCTTCTTTGGAAGAGTACATCATGCAGTCTACAGGTGTTTCATTACCGTTGATGCTCAGGTGTAACACCAGGCGAAAATATGGGCTCTCATAAGTTCCATGATTATACTTAAGAGATGATGTTGCTTGTAAAGCCATGTTTGTGTTTTTAAAAATTAACTAAGGTTTATGGATCTCCTGGCAATTGACAGTTGCCACATCCTTCTGTATAGCAAGGCACTAACACTTTGACTGTTCCTAAGTATATTTCCATCCAATAATTAGGTTCAGCAAGATACTTACCATTATTTACAAGTGATCCTACACCAGTATCAGGTGCACCGTTGTTTCTTTCATCTGGAGCCAGCGCGTTTCTTGTAGCATCAATTCTGAGCCATTTGCTTGTGGCAGGATCTGTAGACAAATGTATATGCGCTGAAGGATCCGTATGAACACCAACACCTGTGTTGTCCATTCTTACTCTTCTTATTCCATTTGTTGCAAAAGCAATTGCATCAGCTGCTGGAAAGTATATGCCGGTGTTTGTGTCAGAACTGTTTAAGCCTGCTGATATTACTGGAAGTGACACTGAACCGGCTCCTACCCTAATCTGACCATCATCCATGATTGTCAAACTAGCAGTGGCTGCTGAGTTTTCTACATGTAATGTCGTTGTTGATGATGTAGATCCTGAACCTCTTACTTGCAATCTTGCTGCAGAAGGTACTGTAGCACCCATTCCAATGCCTACCATAGCAGCTTGACCTGCTACATAGATCATTCTTCCAGCTGTTGTTGATCCTGCTTGAAAGTAAATGTCAGAATTTGTGCTAGCAGAAATGTTGCTGCTAGCCACAAAACCTAACTTTACATTACCAACACTGTTGATTAATACTGTATTTTGTAAAGCACCGTTTGCAAAAACACTGTTTACATAATTAAACTGACCAACTGATGTATTAGCAGAATCATAAATGGTCAAACCATTCAGTGCATTAGAAGTATTTGACGTATTTCTAATGTTGATACCTTGAAAAGTATTATCAGAATAAGTAAATGTAGGAATACCACTACTGTTAACGTTGAAACGTTCTGTTCCACCTGTAGAAATAGATACAGAATTTGCAGCTGGAAAATATATACCAGTGTCAGTGTCAGAACTATTTAGACCAGCGTTGATAATAGGATTTGCAGCGGTGCCAGCAGTTAAATTCAATCTTGCATTAGCATCTAAACGCATTGCTTCAACGCCTCCTTCAACAAAACCTATGGTGTCTGCAGCTGGAAAATAAATACCAGTATTTGAATCACCGCTGTTTGCCAAACCTGCGGATATTACAGGTAATGCAGCTGTGCCTGCAGAGAGTTGAATTTGCCCTGTAGCAGCTATTCTGAAAACTTCTGTTTGACCACCAAAGAAAGCAAAGCGCCCACTGATATTACTTACCATTGAAAACCACATTGCAGGACCACCTGCATCACTCAAGTAGCCAATTGCTGTATCTACAGAGGTAGTAGTTATTGAAGGATTTAATACTATTTTAGTACCAGTACTTCTGGTTGTAAATGTTGGCGCAGATGTACCATTTGCATTAAAGTCAATTCTGTTACCACTGGCACCGTTCAAATAGATTTGAGCAGCACCTGTTGCTACATCATTTGCTCTTGTAGAAAGAATTTGATCATTTGGGTCAATGACATTGATAAGATCAAACTTTCCAGATAATGGATTAAATACAACTGTGGTCATGCTGTCTGAGTAATATTTGTCAATTTGCCACTATTGTATGTTAAAGTCAGAACTCTTACAACAACACCTGCTTTTTTATAGGTTACAGTTGTAATATGATCTCCACTGTAGGTGAGATCAATGGCATCATACTCTGGAATCTTAAAACCCAGAACACTGTCTGTCCATGGATAGTTTTGATTACCTATCTGCATTTTCTTCTATTTTAATGAGCTCTGAGAGTTCTGTTTGCGCCTGATCAATCATAATGTGATGACGTTCTACTTCTGACACGTCACCTATCTGCATAAAACCTGCAAGGCACGTGTTTAGAAACAGCAACCTTTTTTGAAGAAATTCTATTTTTTCAGTATTGCCCATGGTTAAAATATCATAATCCTTCTGAGGATGTTTGTGGTGTTTCCAATAAAATAAAGCCACTTGATTTCTTGTCCAGACCCATCGTTGTATGAAACTGTAAAAGTCTTGTCACCAACTACTGCTGTTGACTGAGGATAAAAGTCTGTACTGAAACCTGTCATTTCATTGTCTGTCACATCAATAAAAAGTATCCTACCTATATTTTCTTTGTTAGCGTATATTCTTCTACCATCAGCATCAAACGAGCTTCCTGTGCTGAACGTTTCTTGTTGACGCGCATAAGCCACGTCTGACCAAGTGTTCAGTGCAATGTCATAACGTTGTAAAGTAGATGTACCAGCACCTCTGAAAGAATAAATAAATCTTCCATCAAGGTAGTCATTTTCATTAATCCAGGTTGATATGGCAGTGTTTGCTATCCAGTTAGCGCTCATTCCTGCACCTGGTGCAGAAGATCTTGCTGCTGTAGGTGATAGAACTGTAATTGTGTTTGCAGAAATGCTGTACCTGTACATTGTAACAGCTCCGTTTCCTAAAATGTACAGGAAGTCATCATTGCCTTCTATTTCATAAACTGAAGTTGAGTCAGGTGTCACAGTCCATGCTGCAGACACCGTAAGGGTTGTAGAAGTATTGGATGATATTGTTCTTGTTTGTCCTGCACCTGTGCCTGAAATTATTGTAACCTGGTAGTTTGACCACTGGTTAACTGTCCAGTTTTTTGATGAATTTACCAAAGTGGTTGAAGTAGCAGAAGTAGTTGTCCCAGAAACAAAAGCGCCTACGTTTGAAGGCGTTGAGACAATTCTTCCATCAGTACCCCAGGAAGCTGGCAAATTTGTGGTTGTCAGTGAGGTAACAGTTCCTGTAGCAACATCGTATGACTTAAATACACCAGTTGCCACTGAAGTATACGCGTTTAAAACATAGTAAACCCCAGAATCAATTTTGAACGTATGTCCGTTTGCTACTGCGTTTGGCAATGCAGTCTTTAAAAATATAGTATGGGTTCCACCAGGATTTATCCTGACAGTATCAATCACCACTCTTGCGTTTTGATTGGTTCCTGTTTGAAACCATATAGTTCGCCCGTCTAACTTTCCTGTAATTGTACCTGTAAGAGTGATGGTTGTGGTAGTTCCTCCTGTTGCGGTAAGCGTGTTTGACCACAACGCCCAAGACCCACATGCACCAGCTGCAAATGTTCCTGCAAGTGCCATTGATGGTATTTGTTGCCAGGCATCCTGGTTTACATCATAGAGCCACTGAGAAGTGGTACTAGCAACCAAAAGAGCAGTGCGTCTTACTCCTGCTGGGTCTTTCACCATAAAAACACCAGCACCTGTAGACACTGGGCAGGGAGTCATCATTTGCCACTCCTTGCGGTGCAAAAGCGGCTTGTTATTTTGTATAGCCATTGTTAGTTTACGTTGTTGATGTTTGAGTTAATCGCTGAAAGGTTATCAAGGTCCTTCATTAAGGAACCTGCAGAGTAGCCACCAAGAGAGCTAATGTTAGAAAGTGTGCTCATGTTTGGTGTTACTGTCGGTGTTACCCTTATATCTGCAAAAGTACCTTTTGAATAAGAAAGGACTTCCAAATGTTTAACCATGTCATAAAGAGCATTCAAAAGCTGGTCACTTGCTGGAATATACTCAGTATCATAATAAATCTGAAGAGTGTCTGTGTCTGACATACTTGTTGTATTGTATGTCAGTGTAAGCACATTTCCTGAAACAGATGCTGTTCCTGTTTTATT